ACAATTAAATATTCCTAAGGAATATAAACAAGTTCCTTCTAATACTATGTTTAGAATAATTAGAGCAGAACCTGGATTAACTAAAATTAATTTAGATAAAACTCCTTATTCCTCATATGCTTATGATTATAAAGGTGTGAAAAAAATTCTTAATTGGTATAAAAAAGATTATAATGATAATTTAGTATCATATTTAGTTGAAGTTCCTGTTCAAGATGTTGTTATATCTATTCCTACTTTTTATAAAAAAACAAAAATATGGAATGGGAAATATTTTGACCAATTGGTAAAAACAGAATATGAAGTTATAGCAAAAAACCCTTTAGGAGAATATGAAACTGAAATTATCTCAGAAATAAAATCAGATCCTTTTGGTTTAAATGAATTAGCAAAAGATTTTGTAAATGAAGTTTTTGAAGAGGCTTGGAATCCCAAAGAAACATTCTTATCTTTAGCTGTATTTATGAAAGACAATGGAATGAATGTGACCCCATTGCCTAAAATTAAGGTTATTTCAGACGATAAAGAAAACGCGTCTCGTCTTTTGGGCAGAACAGCTTATTACAACCCAGTAGAAAAGTCAATAACTCTTTACACCTTTGGAAGGCACCCAAAAGACGTATTACGTTCTTTCGCCCACGAAATGGTTCATCACCATCAAAACCTTGAAGGTACATTAGGAAATATAAATACAACTAATACAAATGAAGATGGTCATTTGGATGAATTAGAAAGAGAAGCATATGAAAAAGGTAATATTATGTTACGTAATTGGGAGGATAGTATAAAAAATGTATAAATTAAAATTAACTGATGTATATAAGCAGCTTAAAGAGGAAGAAAACCAAGCTGAAGAACAAAGATACAAAATCTATTGTGACATGGATGGCGTACTTTGTGACTTTGATAAGCGTTTTACTTCTCTAAACCCTGAAAAATTATCACCAACTCAATATGATGCCAAATACGGTTCAGAAAAGTTTTGGAACTTTATTGATAAAGAAAACGGTGTTAAGTTTTGGGTAGGTATTCCATGGATGAAGGATGGTAAAGAATTATGGGATTATATTTCAAAATATAACCCAACATTATTATCAGCTCCTTCAAGAGAAAATGAATCACGTTTAGGAAAACGTTTATGGGTTAAAAATAACATCCCAGGAACTAAACTTATTTTAGCGAGAGCTTCTAAAAAACAAAATTACTCTGGTAGAGATAAAATACTTATCGATGATCGCCCAGATAATATAGAACAATGGAGAAGTCAAGGTGGTATTGGTATTTTACATACTAGTGCTGCAGACACAATTAAACAATTACAAAATATAGGACTATGAGTTTACCAGTAACATATAAAAGACTAGTATTATCTGGAGATAAAGCTAAAGAATCAGCTAAAGAAGCAAAAGATAAATTTTCTAAAGAATGGAAAAAAGATTATTCTGATGCTAAATTAGATATTAAAGACGGAGTTGAAGGAAAAGTAGTTATTGATATCACTACTAAAGACTCTTCAGCTGCTGCTTTAGCTTCTAAAATTAAAGATGTAGCTACTAAAAATAAAGTAACAGTAGTTACTAAAGATAAACCATCCTTAAAAGCAGTTAAAGAATTAAAATTAACTAGTGTTTTAAGAGACATTATAAAATAAATGAAAAACGATTCAGTTTTAAAAAAAGAATTTAAACAAAAAGACGTTCAACGTCTCCGTAACTTGGTTCAAGGCAAGTATGGAGAAAAGTCTACTGTTGGAATTGGTTATAGTAAAGCAAAAGAATTCCATTCCGAAGGAGATGTTTGGGAAGAAGATGGTCGAACATGGACTATCAAAAACGGAATTAAACAAAATATTACTAAATTAGATAAGGCAAAAGAAGGTATTGTATTACCTGTTTTTTGCCCTTCTTGTTCTCATACTATGAAACCTCATCTAGATAAAAGATGGTATGTAATGTATGGCCATTGCTTTAACTGTCAGGTAAACCATGAGGCTGAATTAAGAAAACAAGGTAAATTAGAAGAAGTAGAAAAACAGGTTGTTAATGACCAAGTAGAAGGTTTAACTAAAGATTTTGAAGTTTGGTTTGATGAAATGATAAACTCTAAAAATTCTTTTGTCACTGAAGCAGGTGATGTAGAAAAATGGGATGGTTCTGGTAAAGAACAATTACTTAAACAAAAAGAAGAAGCACTAAAATACTTAAATTCACTTAAAAAATAATGGAACCACTAACTATGTTGACGACTGTACTTGTTGCCCTAATCACTGCTGTGTTTGGACCAATTGCTGTCGCTTGGGCTAAAAAGAAATTCGATTCATCTATTCCAGTTAACCCAGTAGATGAAGCCATTGAAATGAATTCCTTAATTGATGAGCAATTAGAGACATTATTAGAAGAAATGGAAGCTGATAGAGTATGGATAGCTCAATTCCATAATGGAGGACATTTTTACCCAACAGGTAAATCAATCCAGAAATTTTCTGTGTTTTATGAAAAATTAGGCTTTGATGTAAAATCAATTCAACATACGTTCCAAAACATTCCTGTTTCTTTATTTCCTAAAGCAATGGCTGAATTATATAAAGAAGGAGAAATCACAATTCCAACATTTGAAGAAGGTAAAAACTATGATTTAGAGTCTTTTTCAAGACCTTTTGGTACAAAATCAATTTATATGATAGCACTTTCCGATTTACATGACCGTTTTATTGGTGTTTTAGCTATATCATATAATAATGAGTATAAATTTACAAAAGAAGATTGGATATTTATACGACAGAAAGCAGGCGTAATTGGTACGCTTTTAGATGATTATTTAAATAAAAAGAAATAATATGAGAAAGTTCATAACAATGGCTAAGATGACTAGAGACACGACTGTTAATCAGTCTTCTCCTGTTCCTCCTCAACCAGAAGAAAAAGTTATAGAGGAAAAAGTTGTAGAAAAACCTATAGAAAAACCTATTTCTAAAAAAACAACAAATAAAAAAATAAATGAAAGACCTTCATAAAATACAAGAATTCTTTTCTAAACCTTTAAAAGAAAATACATTAAAAGTAGGAGACAAAGTATCTAAAAAATACGCTTCAACAGAAGATGATTATACTAAAGAATTTGAAATAATTTCTATTGAAAAAGATCGTGCTAAATTAAAAGATTTAAAAACAGGAAAGACAACAGGAATGTCTTTATCTGATTTAACAAAAGAATCTTTAAAAGAAGATATGTTTAGTGATCCACTAGACCAAATCTTTAGACAATACGCTGGTAAAACTATCGAAATGGATTTTACAGACCCTGAATCAGACTGGTCTGAAATGTTAGGCGAATTAGGTGAATATCTCCCAGACGACCAATTATCTGATTTTATGTCAAGTGAAGAACTTGATTCATACTTAGATGATTATAATATTAGATTAATAGATCCTATTGTTGATAAAGAAATAGATAGAGATATACTTAAAAAAGCAAAAGCTAAATACGATATAGACACTATGAGAAAAGCAGCTAACATGCCCCCACTAGATAGTATTGCCTCATTAAATGAGGAAAAATCATTTTCAGACTATTCAAACAATGAATTAGCTGCCTATTGTAAAAACAATCCAACTGATAAAAAAGCGGCTGTTGAACTTCATAAACGTTCTCAAGCACTTAAAAATTTAACTAGAACAGATGAAGCTAAAGATAATATCAAAGTAGGTGATATGGTTAAAGTTGATGGTGGAGGTACTTACAAAAGAGTAGAAGGTACTGTCGGTGGTTATCCCGCTTTTGTTCGAGTTGAAAATGGTAAAGAAGGTAAACAGAAAACCGGCTTAGTTGGTTTCGTTAAAATCACTAAAGTAGAAGAAGCTATTGATGTAAATGATCCTGTTCTTATGAAAATGAGATCTGCTTTGTCTAAATCTAAAGAATTATCAAAAAGGAAAACAGATAATATTAGTGGTGATCCTAACGACCGTTTCTTTAAGAAGAATATGGATAGACTAAAAAAGTTAGATGCTTTAAAGAAAAAACGCGCTCAAATTATGCGTGATATGGAACAAGAAGCTGAACCCGAAGGTGGTCCAATTGCTGACAGATACGGACGTGAATTAAATAAAATTGATACTGCTATTGCTAAGCTCTCACCTCAGAAAAAAGGGGATGAATATATGTCTAAGGATGAAATTGAAAGACGAGCAGCAATGATTCAAGATCCTTACGCTAATTATATATCACAAACAAATGCTATGTTTGGTTTAGAAGAAAATAAACCAGTAGCAAACCCTAATAAACACATTAAAGGAATCCAAATTCAATTAGATCAATTAGGTGTTAAATATGAAATGGATCCTAAAAATAAAGTTCAACCATTCAAAGCAATTTACAAACCAGTAAATAAAGATGATGAATGGTATGATAACTTTAATGATCTTATGTTTAGATATAATCTTAAAGGTGTTGTAAAAACATCAATGAATGAAGCTTCTAAAAAAGAAGAAACTGAATTTCATAAAAAATTAGATAAATTAGTTCATAGCACTTTCGGTAAAAGAAAAGGTGAATTAGAAGAAGAAGCCGATGTAGAACAAGCTGATGTTACAAAAGCCGATATTTACGCTTATCAATTTATGCAATATTTTGATAAAATAAGAGGGGTAGTTAGACATAACTTTGGAGATGCTACTAGAAAAGAATTTGAAAGAGTAGTAAAGGAAAGATTTTCTAACCACATGATAAATGAAGAAGAATTAACCGAAGCTTTTGTCCCTTCAAACATCAGAGAATTTGCTAAAAGAAAAGGTGTTAAGGAGTTAGTAGATAAAGTAGCAAGGTGGGCTGAAGGAGTAGGTAAAAAAATTGTTGGTGGAGTAGCAGTTGGTAGAGATTATGACACGTTAGTTTTAGATATGACTTATCAAGGAGGTGAAATTCGTATTAATTATTTAGATGATGAAAATCCACAAATTGAATTATATGATGAACCAGTAAGAAGTTTTAACGCTTTTGAAAAAGTATTTAATGACTATAATAAAGAGGAAGATGAGCAATTAGATGAAATGATGTCTTTAGATGATAAAGCTAAAGCATATTACCTTGAAAAACTCAAAAAAGGTGAAATCAATACTCTACCAGAAGATCCTAAAGCAGCATTTTTAGCTCAAATGATGAAAGATCAAATAGCCCACGATGAAGAAACATTACGTCGTGAACGTGGTTTAGAAGAAATAAAACAAAGAATATTTAATAAATTAAAAAAATGAAAACATATAAAATATCTGATCAAAGACTAAGAGAATTAGTTCTTGAATTTGATGTGAGAGTATCTTTTGGGGCAATCCCTCAAACTATAAAAATGATTCAGCATGATTTTATTAGTAGTATCCCTACTAATGATTATTTTACTGATGGAGAAAAACAAGCTTTAAATTTGTATTTTGAATCATATTCTACTTTACATAGTAAAAACCTTCTATTATTTGAATCCCAAGTAGATGAAGCTATAGCAGATTGGTTCAAATCAGCTGTAAAAAAAGTAAAAGAGGTTTTTGGAAATGTTAAAGAGTATGTTGTAAAACTTTGGGGGAAAATTAAAGACACTTTCAAATCAGTTATGATAAAATTTTGGGATTGGATAAAAGGAAAAGTTAAAGAATTAAAAGCACATTTTATTAAAAAAATTGAAAAAGCTTTGTTTGGACCTAAAAAAGCACCTCTTCAAAAAGAGTTAAAACAAATAGGTGAATCATTCGGTTGGGTTCGCGGTTTTTGGATGCGACTAAAAACAGACCCTCTAGGAACTTTATCCTTCATAGGCGATAAAATAAAAGCAGGTATACAATCAAAGCTATCAAGTCTTTTTGGAAAAGCAGAAGAAGAAGAAAAAACAGCAGTAGCAGAAAATATTTTTAATAAAACCCTTACTGAAGGATTAATTAATACTAACAAATTGTCTTTAATATTAGAAGAAGAAGAGGAAGATAAAGGAAATTTTCTTACAGCAAAAGGATGGAAAAATAATTGGATAAAATATGTTTGGAATATTGTTAAAATACTTCTTAACCCAGTTATGGGAACATTAGGTGTAGTAGGAGCTTGGGCTGGAGAAAAAATATTAGATGGAGCTTCTTTCTTAATATCTAAATTAGGAGGCCCAGGTCCTTATAAATTTCATATTCTTCCAGAATTAGTCATGGTAGGTTCAGAAATATCGGGTATATTTAAAAGTACAGAGCATCATTTTATGGATCTTTTAAAACCATACATAGAAATAATTCCTGGTTTAGAGACAATATTACATTTCTGGCATTTTGGACATAAACTATTATTAGGTTATGCTATATTTGAATCCATTAATGGAGCTTACAATGAAATAAGAGGCACAATAAATCAAGTCTCTGGTTCAAAAGATAAAGTTGAGAAAAAAGTTGCTTCAAATTATTCAAATTTAAATTTATCTATGAAAGAATCTTTATCTCCTGAACTCCAACGAATGCAACAATTATCTGGATTAAACTAAAAAAACACATATTTATAATCATATTATTATGGCAACTTTTAACTATAGAAAATTTTTAAAAGAGAATAAATCTACCTTTCACGCTTCATTAACTGAAGGTCAATTCTCTTGGATGACTCAAGATACAGAACAACAAATTGGCTCTGAAAAAGAAAACACAATTGATGTGTATATGTTTGATAACACCGGTAAATACTGGTTTGAAAAAGCATATGACGGATATGGTGAATTTGGTGGAAAAGATTACTATGAATTAGTAGCTGAAATGAATGGCTACACAGCAGATGATGCTGAAGAATTTGGTGGTACTTTTAAAGATTTTAGAGGTATTGGTATTAAATTAGCTTTTGGTGAACTAGAGCCAAAAAATGGTGGACCAGTATTATTTCCTGCGTTAGTAGCTGACCCTAAGAGTTTTAATTATAAAACTCATGACTTTACTCAAGAAGCAGAAACTGATCCAAACCAATCTTGGTATACTTCTGAATACGAAGATGAGGATGATTATGAAGAAGAGGAGTATGGGTATGATGAAGATGAGAATGAATTAGACGAAAACAAAAAAGCATATTACAAAGATGCTGAAGCCGATGATGCTGAACATATCGAAGCTTTAGAAAAAGATATGGAAGACGATAAAAAATCAAGCAAAATGACTAAAGAAGAATTAAAAGCAAAAATCAAAGAAATGATTTTATCTGAATACGAAAAAGACGTAAATTATACAAATGAGGACCCAGAATCAGAAGTTGATTTCTTAGCTGAATTAGAAGCAATGTTGCATGAAGCTGATGAAGAAACTGAAACCGAAACTGAAGAAGAAGTAGATGTTGACGTTGAAGATCCAGAACCAACTGAAGAACCAGTAGGTGATGGCGGATTAAAAGTTACTCAAAACGCCGATGCTGACTTAACAGGTACACAAAAAGAACTTCAAGACAATTTAGAGGCTGCTTTAGAAGCTGCTAAAAAATTAGAAGATGATAAATTAGCAAAACAAATTGGTAATTCATTAACTTTCTTTACTCGCCAACATGTTGTTAAAGAGGAATTAAGTGAAAAATTACTTTTGAAAAAAAGAGCAGGCATCATTACTGAAACTCAATATAAAGAATACTTACTTATTTTAGAAGATGAAAATATTGATGAAAGTCTTAAGAGCTCTATACTAGCCGGATTAATTGCTTTAACATCTATAGCAGGTGTAGGTAGAGTATATAAGATGGATGCAGAGTTTGAACAAAATAAACAAGCTCAAACAGAATATTATCAAAACGTTTTAACACCTGCTGCTGAAAAATTAAGTAAAGCAGAGTTAGCAGATTTAGGACTATCTATTAATGAAAAAACTAAAAAATTAGCTCTTTATAACCAAACTGACCCACAACAAATCGAGACAATTTTCTCAACATACGCTCAAAACTATATGAGATCAAACCCAGATCAATTTGCAATTGGAGTTGATGGAGGGGTTGTTTGGACGTTAAACCCAACAGCTAATTAATTAAAAAATAAAAAATTATGAACACACAAGAATTATTTGACAAAATTGACGCTTTATACGAAACATTTAAAGCCGAGCATGCTGGTAAATCTAAAGCTGCTCACGGTCGCGCTCGTAAAGCATTAGGTGAAGTTAAAAAACTTATTACTGAATATCGTCAAGCATCAGTTGCTGAAGATAAAAAATAAAATAAAATGGATAATTTTGATTTAAAAAAATACCTCGCAGAAGGTAAATTATACGAAGCTGATAATAAATCAGTATTAAGAACTCTTATCCAAGATTTAGAACCTTTTGAATATGAGGTTTACGCCGATGATGCTGGAGTAGACCTAGAAGATGGTGCCGAAATGGAAGAATACATCGCATCTCTTTCAGATGAGGAAGTATCATCCGAAATTTCTAAATTAAGAGGTATTAATAAAAAATAAAATAAAATGGATAACTTCGATTTAAAAAAGTATTTAGCTGAAGGTAAATTGCTAAAAGAAAACATTATTAACAACAAATACGTTGTTAAAGATGAAGATGAAGATGGAGATTTTTATAGAATTGATCTTCAAAAAGCACTTGATTATTTATCTCAATTTAATAATGAAGAGGTAGATGCTGAACAATTTATCAATGATGATGAGGGTTGGGGTGAATTTGAACAATATCTTATGAATGTTGAACAAATGCCAGATAAAGAATTAGAAGATGCTATGCGTCAAGAAATGAGTTTCTATTACTATAGTGATGGTGATTCAATTTAATAAAAAATAACATGCTTAACGAACGCGAACTTACCAAAGCCGAACTCAATAAAAGAGAAGAAGTACTTAAGGATCTTAAGAAACAAAAAAAGTCCTTAGTAAAACGTTATGGTAAAGATGCGGAAGCAGTTATGTATGGTCGTGCAACCAATATTGCCAAAAAACAAGCCGAATCAATGAACAAAGAAAAACTAAAAGAACTCGTTAGAACTTCTTTAACTAAAGAAGCTACTTTTACAGATAAGTATGATGATAATCCTAAATTAAAAGGTAAACAAAAAGATTTACCTGATGCTTTACAAAAAGGAATCATTAGTAAAAAAGCAAAAGGCGAAGTTAAAGAAGGATTCTACGGATCTTCAGATATTGAAGACGTTACTTATGCTTTAGGATATTCTGATCCCTATGAATTTTTCCAAGACAACCCAGGCGCAATTGATGCACTTATGAGTTGGGTTGAAAGCGTTCCTGAATTTAGAGATATGCTCAAAGATGCTAATCTAATGGAAGATTTAGATTTAGGTCATGAAGACAACGAACCACACATGCTAAAAGCTGACCTATACCGTATTGGAAAATACGCTATGGAATTATACCAGATGGTAGACCAGTTTGAAGGTCCAGGTGAAGTTGATTTTCCTCATTGGTGGCAAGCTAAAATTATTAAAGCTAAAGATTGCTTAGTAGGCGCTAAACATTATCTTGACTTTGAAACTAAAGAACCTCAAATTGATGCTATGTTAGACAAAGTAGAAGACGCTGGTGTATTTGATAATGTAGGTGTTGAGACTGAGGATGAATTATCTGAAAATAAAAACTTACCTCCTGTTACAAAAGGAAAAGTTCTTGGAGCAGTTAAAGCTAAAAAAATACAACAATCCTTAATTGATAAAGGATATGAATTAGGTAAAGATTTTACTGTAGTTCAAGATCGTAAAAACCCAAAAATGTATAACATTTCTCCTGTGTCCCAGAGTAATGATCAGGGATTGGGTCTTCTAAAAAAGGTAGAGTTAAGGAACATAAGTGGAAAAATATAAATAATGACTAGAGACGAGTTTAAGGAGAAAATTAAAGTACTTGTAAAACAAGTATACAAACCAGATTTTTTATCTGCTGAAGATACTGTCACTTTAGATGCTCCTAAATTTCCTGTCTTAGAAAAATTTCCTTCATTAAAAAATGTTATTATTGATTTATTAACAGATCAATATGAATTATTTATAGTTGATATTCAATGGGTAGCACCACGCCCTACTACTTTTAGAATAATTTTAGGCAATGGTGAATCATTTTTTATGACTTATACCCCAAGAAGTTGGATAGCTAAAATTGAAGGTAAAAATTATTACTTAGCTAATATTGGAGAAGAAGAACAAGCTACTCAAACTTTAGCTAGAGTATTATCTTATGGTCAACAAGCTGAAGGTGAGGCAGGAGCAGAAGCAGGAGCTGAGGCAGGAACTGAAGCAGGAACTGAAACAGCTACAGATACTACAACAGAACCAGAAACCCCAGCAGAAGAACCAGCAGAAGAAGAAATCCCAAATCCAGAAGTATAAAAGAAAATGAAAAAATCAGAATTAAAAAACTTAATCCGTGAAAGAATTTTAAAAGAAGCTGAAGAAACAGCTTTACCTAACCTTGATGGTATTAAAACAGGTGATGCTAAACAAGCAGCTAATTTTATTAGAAATAATAAACAAATACAAAAATTAATAGGTAATATTAATAACGCTAATGAGGTAAATGAATTCTTCTCAGTACTTTTAGGTTACATGCAAGACATTAAAGGAGTAAATAAACAAAACCTTAAAGGTTTAATAGATGCTAAATTCAAATAATGGATATATTAAGTAAATTTTTAAACAAAGTTGCTTACAAGTTCCCTAAAGGATATCCTGACATGAATAATGCTCAGGATGTTTTGTTGTTAGAGACATTATTAGATCAATTAATTTTATTTGAAGTCGAGGATAAGGGTAATATCCCAGACAATATAAACCAAATAAGATCAGTAATAAATAACCATCCAGAATATAAAGATAGAGTTGAAGCCATACAAATGAAAACTACAAAACGTCCTTTTATATATGTAAAGGATGTACCAGCTACTAATAGAGATGTTAGGTTAGAAATAACAAAAGATTTAATTAAAAAAGGTTTATTACCCAATGGTGAAATTAAAAAAGATGATAATGGAGCTTATTATTTAGATGCTGATGGTTATGAAATTTATATAAAAGGAACAGGAAAAGATAAATATGTTACAAATACAGATCAAAAAGAAGGTCTAGTAGTAGTATTTTATAATGCTTTAAAATCTTCACAAGGATGGAATGAAAATAAAGATCCTTTTAATAAAGATAATATGTCATCTCTACTATCAGATTTAATTTCTTTAGGAGATAGTATATATAGTGGTCTAGGAGAAACTGCAAAGGGTCAAGTTAAATCCTATTTTGAAAAATTTGATGAAGAATCTCCATCTAGTAAATCAGCACAAAGTGTATTAAATGACAATTTATCATCTGCTTTAAGAATATTTAAAGATTATCCTGAAGGAGAAATAATGAGAGATGAAACTTTTAATAGAATAAAATCCCAACAAGCACAAAAAGCAGGCTTAAAAGCAGATAAAGTAAATCCTGGTGATATCTTTTTAAAAGTTGGTGATATTTCTATACCCTCAACAGATGAAGTTGATGTAACCGGGTTAGAAGAACTTAATAAAATATTTGTTAATAAATGGGGAGATAAACCTGGTTTAGTAGCAATTTCTTTAAAAGGAGAAAAAGCACAAGCTGGCAAAGCAAAATCATTTTTAGATAGATTTAAACCCGAAAAAATAAAAGGACAAGTACCAGACATTTATAATTTATCAGATGAAGAAATAGAATATTCTGATGATCAATTTGATAGTGCTATTAATCAATATAAAGAATCAACATTAGAGAAAATAGGTAGTAGCGAATTTATAGATTATAAACCTGGTAAAAACCCAACAAAAACAAGTCAAAAGAAATTTAAATTAGCTGCTTATAAATCTTTAGATTATTTATTTAGACACTTAGAAAAAGAAGGAGCATTAACACCTGCTCAAGGTTTAGTTAAAATGACAGCCTTTGGTATGTCTATTACTGACATTAACCCAACATTTTTTAAACTTATAGGTAAAAGCAATGGCTCAATAGCATCAATCCCAGAAAGAATACCAGCAGGATCAACGGCCCAATTAACCCCAGGAACTAAAATAACTATTGAAGATAAAGATTCATATGGGGGTTTAAAAATATATGTATCAGTTGATATATTAGAAGGTAAGGACGTATATGCTCAGTATGATTTAGAATTAGTGATGAGAAGTAATGGTAATAAACAAAACACTATTGAAATTGAAAAATCAACTAAAAAATAATATTTATAACCATGAACCTTAGAAAAGTCATAACAGAAGCATTAATAACTAAAAAAGTAATTAGTGATTGCAATTGTGGTTGTAAAGCTTCAGAAAAATGTAATAAAGCGCCTATATTAAACGAAAGTGTTGCTCCGCGCGAAATATTGTCTGAAGGTTTAAAATACCATATAGACAATAATAAGCCGCTTACTGAGCATCTTTATCGCGCCGGATCTAAAAATTATTTTAATTTATGGTCAGAAGCAAGAGCATTATATGTTCGTAATGTATTAGACTTTTCAGGTGATGATTTAGAAATTTTAACTGAAACTCACTTAGGTGAATTTGGTATATTTGAAGGTAAAAAAGTTCCATTAGATTTCATTATGGAAGATGAATACCTTGATTTAAATGAAATTAACCTAAAATCAGCTGGTGTTAGAGACGCTATTGAAAAATTAAAAGTTCACTTTAAAGAATTAGGTTTTCCATCATTAAAAGCCGCTATCGATTTTATCAAAGGTGGTTCAATTGAGGATTGGGAAGAAATTAGAGGTGAATTAGCTGCTTTAAATGAAGAAAAAAAGAAAAACCCACCATTAAATAAACCCAAAAGAGGTGGATCTAAAGCATATTATGTTTATGTTAAAGATCCTAAAACCAAAAGAATTAAAAAAGTATCATTTGGTTCAGGTGGATTAAAGGCAAAAATTAATAATCCAAAAGCAAGACAAGCATTTGCAAAGCGTCATAGATGTTCAGAAAAGAATGATAAAACAAAAGCATCTTACTGGTCATGTCGTTTACCAAGATACGCTAAATTGTTAGGATTAAAGTCTAACTTTTCAGGATTTTGGTAAAATTAACAGACATATTGAAAGAACTTCTTCAAGAAAAGAAGAAAAAACGAGACAGATGTCTTCGTATTGCTGACCGTAAATTCAAAAAACCATCAGCATATAAATCAGGCGCTGTAGTTAGATGCCGTAGAGGAGATATTTGGAAAGGTATAAAATGATAAAGTTAACTGACATAATTTTAGAAATTATTAAAGAAGACGAATCATTACATAAATGGTTTAAACGTCAAGGCACCTCTGGTAAAGAAGGTGGTTGGGTAGACTGTAATACCTGTAGAAAAAACAAAAAAACAGGTAGATTAAAATGTAAAGCCTGTGGTAGAAAAAAAGGTGAAAAAAGATCTAAATACCCTTCTTGTCGTCCTACCCCATCTCAATGTAAATCAAAAGGTAAAGGTAAAACATGGGGTAAAACAAAATAATTAAATTATGTTTGATTTAAAAAAATATTTAAATGAAAATAAGCTGTTTGAAGCAGCTATGTCTTGCCCTCTTCCAACCCAAGATTTAGAATTAAACACCAAAAATAGAAACTCAGCAATTAAAGCAGATTATATCCAATATGGTCCTCTTAATTTAAGCGATGAAGAATATTGGGAAAGAGCAGCTAAACATTGGAATACAACTCCAGATGTAGCTAAAAAATCAAAATGTAAAAATTGTGTTGCTTTTGATATATCAGAAAGAATGTTAGAATGTATGCCTGGTTCAGTACAAGAAGATGGTTACTTAGGATATTGTTGGATGCATAGTTTTAAATGCCATAGTGAAAGAACATGTTATACTTGGGCAGCTGGAGGTCCTATTGATGAAGATAAAGTATCTTATGACTGGCAAGAACGTAAAGAAAAATGAGACCATACATTGATTTAGAAGTCACAGACAAATATATTATTAGGGAATTTTCTGAAAACATTGACCCAATAGAATTATTGTGGCATCGAGATGATGAAAACAGAACAGTTGAAATAATTGGAGAAACAGATTGGAAGTTACAACTTGATAATCAATTGCCGACTTCTATAAATGAACCTATATTTATACCAAGACATGAATGGCATCGTGTTATAAAAGGAACAGGAAAGTTAAAACTAAAAATACATAAAGACTGATTCATAGCCAGTCGCCCGTAAGGGATAAAAAATATGGAGCTGTGGCCCACCTTAAAAAGTGGGCCACTTTTAGTTTGGCTTTAAATGTAAAGAATGATATATTAAAATGTTAAATATGGCAAAGAAAATTGTAATTGTAGGAGCAGGTGTAGCAGGTGTGAATGCTGCTACCAAATTAGTTGACAATGGTTATCCTGGAAAAGACATTACCATTATTGATATGGGTAATGATCCTTATAACAGGAAACCTGAAGAAGTAATGACTGGTTTCTTAGGAGCCGGTGGATGGTCAGATGGTAAACTTACTTACCATACAGCAATTGGAGGACAATTGTCTAAGTATGTTGGTGAGAAAAAAGCCATGCAATTAATGGATGAGGTAATTAATAACTTTAAACGTTTCCATCCTAAACCTGAGGAAGTACAATGTTCAAATCCAGAAGAAGAACCAGAGTTTATTAAGCCATATTTTGGTCTTCGTTTGTTTCCTGTATGGCATGTTGGTACAGATTATCTACATGAGATTGGAAAAAATTGGTATGATTATTTAGTATCAAAAGGCATCAATTTTATTTGGAATGAAAAAGTATTCAAAGTTGACTTTGAATCAAATTTAGTATATTGTACTCATAAGGGTAAACAAGGAGAAAATGCTATTTCTTATGACCAATTGATTTTTGGAGTAGGTAAATCAGGTATTGACTTTGCTCAAGAAATTCAAGAAGAATATCAATTAGAAACTGAACCTAAATCAGTTCAAATTGGTGTTCGATTTGAGGCACCACAAAAACATTTCCAAAAACTAATCGACATTAGTTACGATTTTAAGTTATATCGTAAATTTGAAGATAAAGGTGTTTCGCTTCGTTCATTCTGTACAAATAACAATGCCGCTTATGTTGCTGTAGAAGAAACATATGGAGATCATAGTTACAATGGTCACGCTAAAAAAGATAAAAAATATCTTAATAACATGACTAACTTTGGTATCTTGATGGAAATTAATGGTATTAAGAATCCATTTGAATGGTCTCGTAATGTAGTAAATAAGTTACAATTTGGTGGTACTGGTTTATATTATTCTCCATCTCGTACTCCATCTAAAACATCTGAAGGAAATAAAGTTAGTGCTTTCCAAATTGATAATTTAAATGGTGTTAAACATGTAATGGGACAATATTGGAACTATATTGAAGACTTTATCGAGGATATGAAAAAAGTATTCCCAACACTTAAAGATGATTGGGGTGTTTATATTCCTGAAGTAAAATATTTGTCACCTGAACCACTTGTTTATGATAGTGATTTAGCTCTTATTGATTATCCAAATGTTCACTTTGTAGGAGATGCTTTATCAGCTCGTGGTATTACAGTTTCAGGAGCTCAAGGTATTTTATCAGTTTCTAAAATTCTAAAACCAATAGAAGACGAATGGGACAACCATATTGGTGACGTTATTCAATGGCGCTAGTTTGGAAATCCATAAAAAAGATGTTATATTAATGATTATGAATGACAAGTATAAACAATCGAAGAGACTTAGAAAAGCAGACGGAACTATTGCTTATGTGTTTGACGGCAAACTTCATAACTGGGAAGGACCAGCTTTAATTCCTGAAGGTAATGAGCGTAAACGTGAATATTATCTTCATGGCATTCAATACACTGAAGAAGGTTGGAAAGAAGCTCGTCGTAATCGTGAAGGTTTGCCTTGGTACAAGACAGCAATGGGTCAAGCAGGACAAAATAGAAACTAATCATGAAGATAGGTTTATGTGGAACAATGAGTGTAGGTAAAACTACATTAGTAAATGCTTTAAAGGAATTACCTGAATTTAAAGACTACAATTTCGCTACTGAGCGTTCTAAATATTTACGTGATTTAGGTATTCCATTAAATACTGATTCAACATTAAAAGGTCAATTTATATTTTTAGCTGAACGTTGTACAGAACTATTACAAGAAAATATTATCACAGATAGAACTGTAATTGATGTTATGGCATTTACTAAAGCAGCTAAGTCAATTGATTATTATGATGCTGAAGCATTTTGTGATGCTGCTTATAAATTAGTAGGTGATTATGATTATGTTTTTTATGTTTCTCCTGAAGGTGTAGAAATGGAAGATAATGGTGTTCGTGAAACTGATTTAGAATATAGAGACTTAATTGATCGTATTATTCAGTTAATTCTATATAGAAGTAATCATAAAATTAAAAAACTAGTTGAACTATCAGGAACAACTGAAGAACGTATTGCTAAAATAAAAGAAACAATTTTTGGATAATATTTATAACCATGAAAACCTCTGATTTAAAAGCAGAAATTAAAGAATATATTATAGAAATTTTATCTGAAGATAAAGATAAAGATAAAGTAGTAGCTAAAGGTGAAGGAATTGAACTTACTCAAGCTCAAATGGATAAACTTCATGCTGGTAAAATAATAAAATTACCTAATGGTAGTACTTTAGCTTTTATTAAAGAAGAAGTAAACGAAGCCTTACTAGGAGCAGAAGAAGCCATTGAGCAATTCTACGGAGATAAAATAGAACCTGGTACTTTAAAATTAGACTGGTCTTTACCTGGAGGTCAATATACAGCAAAAAGCCTAGAAGGAGAAGATATCTACTTCGATATGGGTAGACACCACTTTAGAGTATTCAGAATTGAAGACTGGCATGATTATGTAAACAAAGCAAAAGGAATCCCTGTAGCTAGCTCAGAGCATAGACAGCTAGAAGATGAGTTTAACAAAAAAATGATAGACTACGTACTATTCGGATTACCAGGTAAACAGCCAGAAATGGAAGAAACCTTAACCGAAGGAGAAGAAGATGAAGATAGAGAACCAACTAAAGCTGAACTTGAAAAAGAAAAAGTAAAAGGTGCTCCTTCTAAATTTAAAGTAACAAATTCTGAATTTGAAGATTTCAAAGACAAATTGAAAACTTTAGTTAAGAAGATTAAAGATATGGAAAAAGGAGAAGCCAAAGATAAAAAAATGGCTGCTCTAAAACAATTTATTAAAAAACCTGAGTTAGTTAAAGCGTTTAAAGAAAGAGACGTTAAAATTGATACAGGTGGGTTAGTAGGATAACATGAAAAAATACATTATTCAAGGGGTTATAGTTTGGGGAGCTATAGGGTTGCTATGGCTTCTTTTCACCTATACTGATTTAAAAAAATCAAGTAAAGAAAAAGAATATCAAGCAAAAATTGATTCCCTCCAGATTGAAATAGGCTTGAATAAAGCAAAAATTGACTCTTTATCATCAGCAAAATTAGTCTTAGATTCTTTGGTAGCTGTAGATAAAGTTAAATTAACCGAAGTTTCTAAAAAAGCAGAAACTTATAGAAAAAAATATAATGAAGAACATAATCGTATTTCTGATATGTCTGATGATGATATCATCAGCGAGTTCACAGCAGCGTTCCAGTGATTCAACTGTAATAGTTCCTATTAAAGCTTTAAGGAATGCTATGATAATGAAAGTCTCCTATGATAATTGTAGGAATGAACTTGAAGTATCTAGAGATTCTATTCGCATTCAAGATAGCATCATTAACAACCAAGATGAAACTATTGTAAATTTAGTACATCAGACTGAAGTTTGTAAAGCTAACGAAAGAAATTATGAAGAAGTTGTAGAAAATAAAGATAAAATAATCGAAATTAAAGAGGAAGAAATAATAAAGTTAAAATCTACAGTAAAAGCTTTAGCTGGAACTATTGTATTAACTGCTGTTAGCTTCATCTTAGTCTTACTATGAGTCAACCCGATTTAAAGAAAATAATAAGAGAAGAATATATTAAATGTGTGCAAGATCCAGCACACTTTATGAAAAAATACTGTAACATTCAACACCCTCAAAGAGGTAGAGTAGTATTTAATTTATATCCTTTTCAAGATAAAGTTTTAAATCTTTGGAAAAATCATCCTTATTCTGTTGTTTTAAAATCTCGTCAGTTAGGTATATCAACATTAGCAGCAGGTTATTCTTTATGGTTAATGTTATTCCATAAGGATAAAAACGTGTTATGTATTGCGACAAAACAGGAAACCGCTCGTAACATGGTTACAAAGGTTAAGTTTATGTATGATAACTTACCTTCTTGGCTTAAAATTAACGCGGATGAAAATAACAAATTATCATTACGATTAAGTAATGGTTCACAAATTAAAGCCACTTCAGCAAGTAGTGATGCAGGTCGATCAGAAGCCGTTTCTTTGCTGATAGTGGATGAGGCAGCTTTCATTGAACAAATTGGAGAAATATGGGCATCAGCACAACAAACACTAGCAACGGGTGGTGGAGCAATAGTACTTTCAACACCGTATGGAACTGGAAACTGGTTCCATCAGACATGGAGCAAAGCAGAGTCAGGAGAAAACGACTTTTTACCAATCAAACTACCTTGGCACGTCCATCCAGAAAGAAATGAAGACTGGAGAAAACGCCAAGATGAATTACTAGGTGATCCTAGATTAGCAGCTCAAGAATGTGACTGTGACTTTAGTACTTCTGGTGATGTAGTATTTTATCCTGAATGGATAGAATTTTTAAATCAAACTACTATTAAAGAACCTTTAGAAAGAAGAGGAGCTGACCAAAATCTATGGATTTGGGAACCAGCTGATTATTCTAGAGAATATATGGTTGTGGCAGACGTAGCTAGAGGTGATGGTAAAGACTCTTCTGCTTGTCATATAATTGATATAGCAACTAATACACAAGTAGCTGAATATAAAGGTCAATTGCCGCCTAAAGAATATGGTTACTTTTTAACAGGTTTAGCTACTGAATATAATAATGCTATGCTTGTTGTTGAAAACGCCTCAATTGGTTGGGCTACAATAGACGCTATTATTGAAAGAGGATATAGAAATCTATACCACTCACCTAAATCAGATCAATTAACAGCTGAATCCTATTTAAGGGTATTTGAAGGTACTTCAGATATGACTCCTGGATTTACAATGTCTTTAAGAACAAGACCATTAGTTGTAAACAAATTTAGAGAATATGTTGGTGACAAAAGTGTGACTATTCGCTCAAAACGATTAGTAGAAGAAATGAAAGTATTCATTTGGAAAAATGGTCGACCAGAAGCTCAAACAGGATACAACGATGACTTGGTTATGTCATTTGGGATCGGTATGTTCCTACGAGACACGTCACTTAAGTTTCAACAACATTCTCAAGATATGACTAGAGCAGCTTTAGGTAATTTTTCAAAAGGAACCACTCCATTTAAAGGAGCATATGGGTCTAACAATATTCCTAATCCTTACTCTATACAAACTAGAGATGGAGAGGAAAACATTAGCTGGCTTTTGTAATATTTATAATATATTTTTATGGCAGATACTACTTTATTTAAACGTTTACAAAGATTATTTTCAACTGATGTAATTATTAGAAATCAGGGTGGAAATGAGCTTAAAGTTTTAGACGTTGATAGCATCCAAAGATCAGGTGATATAGCTACTAACTCTTTGTTGGATAGATATAATAGAATTTATTCACCTAACTCAACTTCACTTTTTGGTCAACAGTTAAATATTAACTATCAATACCTAAGAACATTCATATACTCAGACTATGATGTAATGGATAATGATGCTATTGTAGCTTCTGCCTTGGATATTATAGCTGAAGAAAGTACTTTGAAAAATGAGATGGGAGAAGTGCTTCAAATTAGATCAAGTGATGAAGATATTCAACAAATACTTTATAACTTGTTTTACGATGTATTAAACATTGAATTTAATTTATGGTCTTGGATTCGTCAAATGTGTAAGTATGGTGACTTTTTCTTAAAACTAGAAATTGCTGAAAAATTTGGTGTATTTAATGTAATACCTTATCAGGCTTATAATATTGAGAGACAAGAAAACTATGACCCAGAACATCCAAACTCAGTAAGATTTGTTTACTCACCAGAAGGATTTTATGGAGGTAGTTCAGGATATTATGGTGTACCTCAAGTACAAGCTAAAATAAAAGAAGATAATACAATTGTTTTTGAAAATTATGAAATGGCTCATTTCCGTTTAATGACAGATGTTAACTATCTTCCGTATGGTAGAGCTTATATTGAACCTGCTCGTAGAATATTTAAACAATATTCATTAATGGAAGATGCTATGTTAATTCATAGAATCTCTCGCTCACCTGATAGACGTGTTTTCTATATTAATGTTGGTTCTATCCCACCAAATGAAGTAGAAAACTTTATGCAGAAAACTATTTCTACTATGAAACGTACTCCATTAGTAGATAATCAAACAGGTGAATATAACTTAAAATATAACATGCAAAACCTAATGGAAGACTTTTATATTCCAGTTAGGGGTAATGATCAATCAACTAAAATTGAAACTTCACCTGGTTTAAATTATGATGGTATAGCAGACGTTACTTACCTAAGAGACAAATTATTTGCCGCTCTTAAAGTACCTAAAGCTTATATGGGTTATGAAAAAGATTTAACCGGTAAAGCGACATTAGCTGCTGAAGATATTAGATTTGCTCGCACAATCGACCGTATTCAAAGAATTGTATTATCAGAGTTATATAAAATTGCTTTAATTCATTTATACACACAAGGGTATACATCTGATAATTTAACTAATTTTGAATTATCATTAACTACTCCATCTATTATCTATGATCAAGAGCGTATTGCTTTGATGAAAGAAAAAATGGATTTAGCTTCTACAATGGCTGAAAGTAAATTAATATCAACAGATTGGATTTATGAAAACATCTTCCACTTTAGCCAGGACCAGTACGAGGAAATGAGAGATTTGATTGTACAAGATCAAAAGCGTAAATTCCGTTTATCACAAGTTGAAGCTGAAGGTAATGATCCTTTAGAATCAGGCAAATCATATGGTACACCACATGATTTAGCTTCTTTATATGGTCGTGGTAGATATGAAGCTACAGAATTACCGGATGGGTATGATGAAAAAGTACCTTTAGGAAGACCTAAAGAAAAAATAACTAATAGAAACACACAAGAATCACCATTTGGTAAAGATAGATTAGGCAATCAATCATTCCTTAATCCAGATAATGAGAATGAACAAGGTTCTATTCAACCAAATTATAAAGGTGGTTCACCATTAGCTTTAGAACTTATAGCTAAAAATAAAACTTTATTAGAAAGTTTAGATAAAAAAACAGTATTCAATAAAACTAATAAAAAGAAAGATTTATTAGATGAATCTAATTTAAAGAAATAAAAATCCTTATATATTTATAACAAAACCTCAAGAATGAATATTAAACATTCTAAGTATAAGAATACCGGCCTTTTATTTGAGCTTTTAGTAAGACAAATTACCGCTGATACTTTATCTGGTAAAGATTCTAAAGCAACCGGTATTTTAAAAAAGTACTTTGTAAAAACCGAATTAGGAAGAGAGTACAAATTATATGAAACTCTTTCCAAGCATAAAAATATTACTGAAGGTAAAGCGGAGATTATTATTAACACAATAGTTGAGTCTTCTAAAGACCTTAATAGAGGAGCTTTAAAAAGACAAAAATATAACCTTATCAGTGAAATCCAAAAACA